CTTGAAGCAGCTGATAGACCTGTTAAAGGTATGTTAGGATTTGATGTAATAGTTACTGACCCGACACCTGATTCAGCTTCTAACCCTAATCCAACTAAACTAGCATTTGTAAGCTGGGTAGTAGTAAGGGTTCCAGGAGTCCCGGTGTCAGCTGAAAGGCCTGTAAGACCCATAACATCTGCAGGAGCTAAAACTCCAACGCTTGATGCAGCGGAAATACCTGTTAAAGTAAATGTAAGACTTGAGCTTACAGTAAGTGTACCAGGAGTACCGGTATCAGCTGAAAGACCTGCGAGAGTCATTATCTGATCTGGAATTGTAAAACTTCCAACCGATGAAGCTGCCGATAGACCTGTTAAAGTTTCAGTAGCACTGTCAACAGAACCCCAACCATTTTGACCCCAGTTTAAAGTACCCCAACCAGGTTGTATAGATGTTGTTAAACTTCCAACTGTTGTGGCGCATGATACGCCTGTTAATGTTGCAGTGATTGTATTAGATGCCCAGGCATTTTGTCCCCAGGCTACTGAAGGACTATCGCCACCCCAAATTGATGCCATAAGGAAAGCCTCCTTACGTTATCTCAATGATTGCGTTGCCCGCTGTTTGGGCTGGAAATTCAATTGTAAAAGTTCCGCTAGTTACAGTTTTATCAGCACCAAAATTTATTGAACATACAGATTTGTTAGATGCGCTTGAGTTATAAATTAAACAACCTCTCGCTGTGAACGACGCAGTTGATCCCCAAGTTGTAGTTGCAAATAGACAACATGCACTATCACCATTTACTACTGGTGTTGTACTTGTTAAAGTATTTCCGCCACTACTATAACCTGAACCTGTTGTTGTAACTTCGTAGGTATTTGTAGGGTCTGCAGCTGGATCAGTTGCTACTGTCCATTGAGTTGTTGCTTTACCTAAACTTGCTGAGTTACTTGAATACAGAGCTAATTTAAAGTTGTCTGTACTGCCAGTAAAATTGTGAACTTCTACTAAAATTTCTTGTTTAAAACTGTTACAAATTTCCGATGCTATCGCCATAAAAAATCTCCTATACTACGGGCTTGGTGATTTGATAGGGATCCGAACAGTACCATCTGTATAGTCATCTCTTCTTCTTCTACCAATTTGTACGCCCGCAAATTTTCCTACTTCTTGTTTATACTTATTTTCATATAGTGTCAACATATCCATTGGACCTTTTAAAAATCCATAAGCTTCTACTAAAGTAGCATATAATAGGCCCTGTGGGAAGTAATTGGTTAAATAAGTTGTAGTGGTCACACTGGATAATTGTGTTGGCATATGGTCATAATATATTCTAAACATATAATTCTGATCAGGAGTCGGGGCTAAATAAAGCCCTCCTGAAGTCGTATCGCTCATTGCAGTAGCTCCTCCAAACATGGCGTAATACTTAGGAAATCCCGTAACATCTTGGGCTTTTAAATTTCCCTGGGGCCCAGTTAGTCTATCAGTATATTCAGATAAATAAGTTTGATCTTTTTTAATAAGCCACGTTCCGTCACCCTCAGTATCAGCCGTACTATTAAAAACTTCTACACCCCTTACAAAAACACATCCCGCTGGAACATTAATTGTATTGTCATCAGCAACCAGTCCGGCTGCTTCAGAAACCTGTCGATATGCGTCAATAGGAACATCTAACCAAATTCGTTGTTCAGCGTTAGCAATAAATTGATCTATAATAGCTTGAGTTAATACATTAGCATCTACTTCTGTATAATCTCGCACTGCTGTTGTTAAATTTGCATAAGATAAAGAATAAGGCATTATTTAACAGCCTCCTGACAGCCTACACAGCTTTTTTTAAATCTACTATGCGATGCACAATGTAATGGTTTTGATTCAACTATGAGCACGGGTATAGAAGTTGCAGTATTTTTAACAGCGATAACCTCTGTTTTAATCCTAGAATCTCCCACACGATTAAAACATTTCTTCCATAATTTTTTTAAAAATTTAATCATTACGGTCTATCGTTGACGGGTCCGCCGAAAACGAAAAAGCCTCCTCCTGTTGCTGTACCTGTTGCAGCGTTAACTAATGTACAGGTAAAACTATTACTATACGTTTCTACGCTATTAGCGTCGTTTGTAAAAGATGATTCTACAATAGTTATTACATAAGATCCATAAACTTTTGCACCTGAAGAATGAGAAACAGCTTCCGTATTCACTGGAGTTTTTCCATAAGAAGGAGCCGCAGTTCCTCGAGTACAACCTGTCAAATCGTTACTTGATTTCCCAGTGTATTCAATAGTTTCAGTTAAATATTTTCCAAAAGTAGGTGATGAGCTATCTTCATTATATTTTACAATAGAAATATATCCACTTGTAGGAAATTCTGACGCATCAGTTAAAGTAATTGTTGTAGCTGTTGAAGTAATGTCTCCATTTAAAGTGGTATTCAATTCCAATGCCGCCACAGAAACTCCACCAACAGCTTCTTTAACTTGATAAAATCTTACTGCATCTCCCGTTTTTCTTTGGTGTCTATTTTCATTAACAGTTAGTGTTGTATTTCCAGCCGTTGAAAATGGAACTGTATCTAACGGTGCTGGAGTAGGTAAAGCCGTTCTTGATGGTCTTGCATGAGTTAAAGCCTGTGGATCTGCACTTGTAGGTCTTGGTTGAAGCTGTGGTTGTTTAGGTTCGTATTCAGAAAAATGAACCCACGCCCCATTCCATTCTCTTACCATTTCTCTCCATGGAAAAGTTTGACCAGANCGATCCGAAACCATTAGTGCATATTTACCTGATGAAAATGAAGTCATTATACCCCCGGAAAGTAGACTTTAGGCGCTATATAAGTACTAGTTGAAGAGCCATCTTCCGATAAAGCTCTAGCTAGTTCATCTTCATATAACAGTTTCATTTCTTGTACCTTTTGTGGTGTCGTTGGATTTTTCTGTGCTAAAAGAAATGCTAAGCCAGAAATCATACAGGGTACAAATCTATATGGAACATTTGTTGCATTTGTATATGCATCCCCAACATCTTGAATTCTGCGTGTGTAATAAAAATTAATATAATTGGCTGCTTGTGTACTGCCAGGAGTTAAATAAATAGTTAAAGTAGTTCTATCAATAAATCTTTGAACCCAATATTGAGTAGGAGTACCGGTATCAGTCTTATTTGAAAAAGCCTGGTACTGTGACCTGTTAATTTGAGTCATAGGAGCGTCCACGTTCGTAGATGTTATTCGATAGTTCGCTTCAAGAATCTCATCCATTCCTCTTATAAACTGTAGAACCGCATCACTTGTACTATGGGTTGCAGCAGTTGTGCCATTAACCCCTCTCACACATCCAGTTAGATTTAGACTAGAGATTGCTGCGTAAGTAATTTCTTCGGAATTAATAATGATAGTTCCAGAAGCCGGGAGCTGGGTAACAGACGCTACTGGAATAGTTGCTACTGAAGCATTAATTCCAGCTGTTAAAGTAGTACTAATTCCGTCAGATGTGCCATCTGCGGCTGTCCGATAAAAATTATAAACTCTTTGATTTTCTACTAACCTAAGACTTTGATTATCAACTTCCCAATAATGAAGTCCTCTATTACCCCATTCTGAAAATAAAATATTTAATGATCTTTTGGCAGTTCTTAGTTGATAACCAGAAACGTTTTGTAAACCTATTCTCTCGTAAGCGTCTTCGATTATTTCATCGATCGAAAAGGTCTTGTCGAAAGTGTAAGAGCCTGAAGTAGTGTTAGCCATCTAACCCTACCCGTCATAGAATACTGAGACATTATCTGCTAGATCAGTAGCTCCGAGATTAATCATAGCACCATCTTTAAACAGTACTCCGTTATCAGGGATATAGGGATCTACCGGTGTTTGATCAGTATATACTCCAATCTCTAATGTTTTAGTTCCAGTTGAAGAGCCATTTTTAAAATCTATTACTCCTTCTGTACCTGATGGAACCACATGCATTCCTCTAATTCTAGTTCTTCCTGCAAAAACTACACCTGTTCCAGTTGTAGTTGCAGTAGTTCCAATTTCTACATCAGTACAAGTTCCTGAGTGAGTTATACCTGTCACAGAAACAAAAACTGTGCTTGCAGTAACAAAGGTACTTCCAGCAGGTCCTGTAACAGATGATTCAGTTACGCTATCGCCATTAATATCCATTCCAGTGATATCAAAAGTAATTCCTGAATTTGTTGTCCCTGTCGTAGAAGTGATAGTTATAGTTGTACCTAAATTTCCTGGTACTAGAACACCGTTTTTTCCAGTGTCTGTTAAAGTCATACTTCCTGCACCACTATTTGTTTGATTGGCACAAATAGAGTTTGTGTCCGCCGATGCGGCTGCAAAAGTTTTCGATTTTACCGCTGATACGTTTGCCATAATTTTGTTCTCCTAATTTTCTAAGCTCCCGAAGGAGCTTAGAATAATATTATTATTACAGTTCAGTAACTGCTGTTCTCTCTTTGCCTACAGATAAATAGTCAATAGACATAGTTTTTGCTACAGCTTCACCGTTTTGTATAGTGAAAGATAAAGCAATTTCCTCATCGTCAGGTGCATTTGTATTAACACTAGTACCTACTTGAACATTATTTTTGTAAATATAGAATTTACGATCCTTTGAAGAATAATAAAATCCAAGAGTAGTCCACGTGTCATCAGCCATTGTCCCTGCTGAAGTAGTTGTTGCCGAACTGTCTTTGTTCACTACCAAGCTTACAGTAGTTGAACCATCTGATTTTAGAAAGTAAATACCATCTGTAATCGCAGCCACGGGAGTTGTATCCGTAATATGAAGTCCTACTATCATGTCTGTTTGTGTAGCATCGCTTACTTTAACTCTGCATTTAAAGAAAAAATCTTTTCCTGCTTC